CCCTTTGGTTTTATCGATGACGGGTTGGGCGACGATACCTATATTGATGCTGATGGATCACTATGGGAGTATGGAAATACTCAGGAAGAAGTAAGTTATATGTGGAACTACTGATGGAACTTGGAGATCAATTTGAATTAGAACACCTTCTCTTCAAAGAAAGAAAGTGTAGAGTTTGTGGCGAAGTCAAAGATCTCCTAACCGATTATTATGTTGTCAGGAGACACAAGAAATATCTTCCATCAGCATATTCATACGAATGCAAAGACTGTACTGTGAAAAGGGTGATGGATTCTAGGAAAAAGCGCGATCCATTTACAGACTGGGGGTATCCAGACTGGTAGTTCATGCACTGTTTCCCCGTTTGAAGCGTCCAAAAATCTAAATAGATTTAGATAATTTTTGGAGTATCCAAGGAGCATAACATGGCAAGTCAAGTCTCGCCTGGTGTTGTTATTAGAGAACGTGATCTATCAAATGCTGTAGTTGTTGGCGCATCATCCATCACCGCTGCATTTGTATCCAGTTTTAGAACTGGTCCAGTAGGCGCAATTACAAAAATCAATTCAGAAAGAGAACTAATCGATGCCTTTGGTTCTCCATCAGAGGAGAACGCTAGCGATTGGCTAGTAGCATCAGAATTCCTCAACTACGGCGGAAGACTCGCAGTAGTTCGCGCAGCAACTGCAGTAGTAAACGCAACAGCATCTGGATCTGGCGTTCTTATCGGAACTAAAGGAGACTTTGATGCTGGCGTTGGTTCAAGCGAAAAGTTCGCTGCTCGATATGCAGGTGCATATGGAAACAACTACCGCGTTGTTGTTGTCGATCGTGGCGCAGATCAAATCCTAACTTTAGACGCAGCACACGATTCTGCTCCAGCAGTTGGTGATGCAATCACTGTTGGTGGTAAAGCAGGTAAAGTTTATTCTGTCTCATCAAATGGTTTAACAATTGCTGTTGTTCTAGATACACCAACAACTCTAGTTGCAGTTGGCGATACAATCGTTGGTGCTGGTGCTGGTGCTACAGATCTAGAAGTTACCGCAGTTGCTAACTGGTATGCAAATACCGAGATCGGTTCAACAGGTCTCAAGCTTTCTGCAATTGCTCCACGTCCTGGCACTTCTGCATGGGCTTCAGAGCGTTATCTTAAGTTTGACGAACTTCACGTTGCTGTTGTTGATGAGAGCACAAATACAATTGTTGAAAGACTAACATATCTTTCAAAGGTATCAGATGCTAGAACAACAGAGGGTGCTTCAAACTATTGGAGAAACGCAATTAATGAGTTCTCTGGTAGATTATACAGTGGTGTAGAACTTTCAGGTGCTGATGTTGCTGCTGCTGGTACAGGAGACTGGGGTGATACTGCTGCTTCTTATTCTGCAACTGCAGGAGCTCCAGTAACATTAAAAATCTCTACTGTTAGAGAATACGCTTTATCTGGTGGTACTGATGATTATGAATACACCGTTGGTGAAATTGATGCTGGTTACGATCTGTTCCTAGATACAGAAGAAGCAGAGATCGATTTTGTTCTTGGCGGTGGTTCAATCACATGGAGCACTGGAGAAGCAGGTTATGTTGGCGCTGAAGCTGCTACTCTTGGTAAGTATGCTGCTGCTGTTGCACTAGCAACTTCAAGAGCAGATTGTGTTGCATTTGTTTCACCTTACGTCGGCAACCAAGTTGCTACATCTGGCAATGCTGCTCTAACAGCATCACAACAGAGAGACAATACAATTGCCTTCTTTGATGGTCTTCCTTCAACTTCCTACGCAGTATTTGATAGTGGAATCAAATACACATATGATCGTTACAACGACAAGTATCGTTACATTCCTTGCAACGGCGATGTTGCTGGTCTATGTGTAAGAACTTCACTCGCACTAAACGACTGGTACTCACCTGCAGGTGTCAATAAAGGCGGTCTTCGTAACGTAGTAAAACTCGCTTACAATCCTGGTAAGGCAGACAGAGACGAACTATACACCAATAGAATCAACCCAGTTGTTTCTCTTGCTGGTTCTGGTCCTGTTCTCTTCGGTGACAAGACTGCTCTTGCATCACCTTCCGCTTTCGATAGAATCAATGTTCGCCGTCTCTTCCTCAACATTGAGAAGAGAGCAAGACAACTCTCAAGAAGCGTTCTTTTCGAGCAAAATGATTCACTCACCCGTGGTGGATTTGCTTCAGCAATGAACGGATTCCTAGCACAAATTAAAGCAGATAGAGGTCTAACCGATTACTTCGTTGTTTGTGATGAGAGCAATAACACTCCCGCTGTTATTGATGCTAATGAGTTTGTTGCTGAGATCTATCTCCAACCAACCCGTTCCATCAACTATGTAACAGTTACACTAACTGCTACAAGAACTGGAGTTTCGTTCTCTGAAATTATCGGTAGATAATTAGTAATATAGAAAAACAACTACGAGGTAACAAACAATGCCACTCTCATCAAGTATCGATGGATTTCTAGGTTCTATTAAGCAGGGCGTTAAGCCCAACATGTTTGAGGTAGAAATCCAATTCCCCGATAACACAAACAAGCCAGCAGGAGATATTGCACTTACAAATCTTCTTTGTAAGTCAACCAACCTTCCTGGTTCAAACCTAGGTGTTATCGAAGTTCCTTTCAGAGGTAGAACTGTAAAGATTGCAGGAGATCGTACCTTTGATAACTGGAGTGCAACCTTCTTCAACGACAAGGATTTCAAAATCCGTGGATTCTTTGAAGAGTGGTCGCAGTTCATCAACACCCACGAAGAGAACACTGCTCCAAGATTTGTACCAGAATTTTCTGATACAGGTTACATGGCAACTCTCAAAGTACACCAGTTAGAGAAGAATGCAACCGAGCCTGGTGGTTCAATCATCAGAACCTACAGTCTGCATCACGCATTCCCAACCTCAGTTTCTTCAATCGATCTTGCTTATGATAGCAACGATCAGATCGAAGAATTCACAGTTGAGTTCCAAATGTCCTACTGGACGACAGAGAACCCAACCGCTGGTAATGCTGCTGCAAACGCATAATTTCTAATCTAATAAATAGTTGAACGCTCAACTATTGAATAGATAATCATGAGTCAATTATTTGGCTTCCAGATCAATAGAAAGGAGGGACAGAAGGGGCAATCCCCTGTCCCTCCTTCTGCTGATGAACCCATCTCCGTTGCGGCAGGTGGTTACTACGGAACATATGTAGAGACGGATAATCAAGCTCGCAATGAGTTTGAGATGATCCGTCGTTATCGTGATATGGCACTTCACCCTGAGGTGGATAGTGCTGTGGATGAAGTTGTTAATGAATTTATTGTTAGCGATGCCTACGATAGTCCAGTCGAAATCAACCTAGACAATCTTGAGGTTGGTGCTGGAGTAAAGAAAAGAATTAGAGACGAGTTTGATTACATCAAACGTCTTCTCAACTTTGACAATCGCGCACATGAGATTGTCAGAACTTGGTACATCGACGGTAGATTATTCTACCACAAAGTTATCGATCTAGATAATCCAAAGAAAGGTATTACGGAACTTCGTTATATCGATCCGATGAAGATCAAGAAGGTCCGTCAGAAAATCGACAATACTCCAAAAGATTCTCTAGCGAAAGCAGCAATCAAAGGCACGGCGCTTGAGTATGAATATGGTACGTTTGTTGATTACTATCTTTACAACCCGAAAGGATTTTACCAGGGAGGTGTTCTGGGACCAGTTGGTGATATGTCTTTGTCACAAGGCGTAAAGATGGCAACTGACTCGATCACCTTTGTTCCTTCAGGACTCCAAGATCTAAACAAGAGAATGGTTCTTGGTTTCCTCCACAAAGCGATCAAGTCTCTCAATCAACTCCGCATGATTGAAGATTCACTTGTTATCTACAGATTGTCCCGTGCTCCTGAGCGTAGAATTTTCTACATCGATGTAGGCAATCTACCTAAGGTGAAAGCAGAACAATACTTGCGTGATGTTATGTCGCGCTACAGAAATAAACTTGTCTATGACGCGCAAACAGGAGAGATGCGTGATGATAAAAAGCATATGTCAATGCTTGAAGATTTCTGGCTTCCTCGCCGCGAAGGTGGTAGAGGAACTGAGATCACTACACTCCCAGGCGGTCAGAACCTTGGCGAACTCAAGGATGTTGAGTATTTCAAAAAGAAACTTTACAACTCACTCAACCTACCACCTTCCCGCCTTACGGATGACAACAAAGGGTTTAATCTTGGTAAGACCACAGAGGTTCTCAGGGAT